TCCTGCTTGACCCACGGATAGTAGTGATTGGCGTCCAGATAAACGAAATCCAGTGAAAGGTCCTTGACTCCGGCCGCCATGCGGTCGGACCAGCCGCGAAGAAAGATCACGCGGTCGCCAAATGGTTCCATCCGCTGGCGGCAGACCTCCAGGTTATGATTGTGCCATGCCTGCTCGCTGGAAACATCGCCAGGTAAGAGCGGCTCGTGCCGCCAGAGGTCCACCAGCACTAGCCGCTGGACGCCCCAGCCCATCAGTTCCAAGGCAAAGTCGCCCCCCGCCACGCCGACTTCAGCGCCCGCCGAGAGGCAGTCATGGAGGTGCAGGAACTCGCCCATCTGGCTCCGCTTGTGGAAATTCATCCCGCCTCTCCCCACTGGTACGTATCGGCGTCGAAATCCTCCATGCGGTTGGCCCACACGTAAGGACCTAGGTTCTTCTTGAACAGGGAAAACTCCGTCACACCGTTGCCGATGTTGCTCTGAGCGTCGTACTGCCAGGCGCAGCCGGGAACCATGCAGTAGGTCTTCAATACGGGCTCGATGTACAACATCATGGCGTGGTCGATGCCGTCGGAGTTCTGGTACGCTTCATCAAGCAGCGACAGCACCCGCTCGCGACTGCTTGCCCGAACAATATAACCATAGGTGGACCAGATTCCATAGGTGCGGAATATTCTGTGCCCGACGCGCTCCGCGTCGCGACCGATGGTGTCCTTGTGCCAGACCGCGGGATTGCAGTGGAAAGTAGCGCCAAGCCACAAAATATCGTAATCCGAAGGCGCATGCGAGTAGAGGTATTCGATCCTCGCGGGAAGGTCGGCCGCCAGACAAATATCATCCTCGCAAACAACGGTGTCATTGTCAGGAGGCGATGTGCGAAGTGCGTTGACTTGTGCGTTGAAACATCCAATCGCTCCGGGCGTTCGATTGTACATTCTTCGCGTCCTGTCCGTGGGGGCGTGGTTTTCGCGCGTCACAAGCTCTCCCGGTTGACGGCGGGACGTGATCCCATGCTTGGCAAATTCCGCCTCGACGTGCTCTCGTCGATCGGGCCGACAATCGAGATTTACATAAACCCAGTCCATGGGCATCATTTGTGATCTTCTCCGTCAAATAGGCTTTGTTGCCGCGAGAACCCGTCGTGCGCCCGCAACCAAGCGGCGGCCTTTTCCAGAAGTTCAGGGCTATCTTCAAGGATGCCGATGGCGCGATTGCAGCGGGCGCAAGTGAATCCGCGCCCTGCACGTCGATCCAGGCGAAGTCGATGGTCTCAAGTGCAATTCTTGTCACCCGTGTACTCCCAAATATTGGTCCAGCGGCCCAGCGACGGCTGCATCCAGGGATTGTAAATCACCGTCTTGCGGTTTAACAAGCCGGCCATGTAACTAAACGAACTCTTGGCCATCACCAGTACGTCGGCGGTCGCCATGCGGAAGAACGCTGCCCGCTCGTCGCCGTCGATGTCGAGCGTCACGTCCTCGCCCGCCAGCTCCTCGTAATGGTCGTCAGCGCCGAAGATCGACCGCTGCCCGACGACGCGAAAGAAGGGATACATGCCCTTTTCGACGAGCAGTTTGCGGATAGCCAAGATGCAGTTGCGGTAGTAGGCCATGTCAACAAACAGCGAGCTATCGGGCCGCGTGCCGCCGCGACGAACGTGCAGCACCACCCACACCTGAGGACTGCGATCCGCGATGGAGCAATAGTCCCCCGTCACGGCGTCGTACCAGTCAGGAACACAGTCGATGAAGGGGAACGGATAGGCAGCGTGGACCAGCGTGGGCTCATCAATTAGCAGCACGTCGGGCGTGAGGTTGCGAACCGTCATTTCACAGACCGGCTCCTGCCCATTCCTTTCCAGCGCACGGAAGCCGAAAAAAATCTCCCACTTTTGCAGTCGATCAACCTGCTCGACGTGCATGTGCGTCGGCTCGGCAGACAGTCGTTTCGGCGGCGTGTAGCGGTATCCCATGTTCATTTTCTGAGCCACCGCGGCCAGCCCCAGAATTCTCTGGTACTGGGCACAGGGACCGTCTTGATGCGCATCGCTGTCGTAGGTCAAGGTTACGGGGTGCATCGCTTCCCGAAGAGGATGTTTTCCGTGTAGCGGACGAGCGGCTCGTGTTCCGGCAACAGAGCGCACAGTTCCGCAAAATTCGGCTCACCGTCGTACTCGGGCACGTAATGCAGTTCGATGTAAATGTAGGGGATTTCGTCCAGGGTTTTTCTTCCTCCCTCGATCACGTCGCGCTGCGCGCCTTGTACGTCGATCCAGGCGAAGTCGATAATTCCCGTCACGACGTCGTCCAGGCGACGGCAAGCGACCTCTCCCGCCGACTCGAAAGTAATTTCCGGGCTGCGCTGCAAGTGGTGCGTTGGCCGGCGGAAACTCGATGAACAATCCCAGTCGCCATCGTGGCAGCGAGTCAATGCCGTCGTGCCGTGGCTGGCGTACCAGGGGACCGTGCCATTGATGGCACCGATGGCCCAGGGACGGATAGCCACCCGTTCGTCGCCGGCGAACCGCTCCCGCAGCCTCTTGAGTGGGCGCGGGTCGGGCTCGAAGCACAGCACGCGACACTCGGGCATGGCCCGCAGGAACTCCGCCGTGGTGCTGCCGTCGTGCGCACCGATCTCCAAGATGATCGGGTCCGCGCCTACGCGCCCGCGTACCTCTTGGGCCGTCATATCGTGGCGGGCGTCAATCATATCCTGCACGTTCACGGCCGACGTCCCCACTTGACTTGGATCATCTCCATCGCCTGCTGAAAATTATCGCCCGTCCGCCACTTCTCCTCGTTGGCGTGCCGCACCAGAATCTCGTTGGCGACCACAAACAGCGACTTCGGAAAGTCATTCTTCCGCTGCCAGCAGTAATCGACATCCTCGCCCATCGGCAATCCCTCGTCGAACTTCCGCCGGTGGGCGTACATCGCCACACAGGCCGTCGGCAACCAGTGGTCGCGCGAGATTGAAAGGCCCGTCGGGTCATTCGGGATGTTGCCGCCCATGAACATCTCGCCATTCTTGTCCAGCAGCTTCGCCGAGACCATCGCGTGGTCCTGGTTCGCCAGCAGCGTTTCCACGAGCTCGTGGGCGAACAGCCGCGGAAAGCCGCTCACGTCGTCGTCCACCATGACAATCACGTCCGTCTCGCAGCGGTCGAGACACCAGTTGCGGTTGACGGACGCCGACTCGCCAATGAGGCAGCTTGCGATCAATCGGTCGCCAAGGTATGGCTCTGCGCCGCGGATATTCGCCAACAGCGATTGAATGTCCTCCCGCGGGCGACAGGTCGGAACGGCGACGGTGTACTTAGTCATGGTTGCCTCCCATTTTTCCAGCGGGATCGTTTTGGCCAGGCGCCAATCCAAGAAGCTCCAGCGCCTGCGTCACCTGTTCGGCCAGCGGCATGTCGAGACTCACGAGCGAATACTTCCGCCGCGGCCAAGGCTGGTCCGCCTGCTTGCCTTGCGGCATAAGGAAAATCGTCGGTCCTACACAACTCGTGCCCATGTCGGGATAGGCCACCACTGATACCGTCAAACCCGGCGATGCCGTTTGCAGGGCGGCGGCAAGGACGGCGTTGGCGGGTGCCGAAGGGCCAGTCAGGATGCAGTTGGTGACGCTCATTTCTACTCCGACTTATGCCGCCTCCAGTCTCGACCGGCTCTCGGCCATTTCCCGCGAAGACGGCTTGAGCCCGATCCAATGCAGAATCTGCTCCCACGACTCCCGCAGCACCGTCTCGCCATCCACGATCATCATGGGGCAGCCGCTGGAGGCCATGATCCGAGAGCGGTCGAGCATGATGAAGCGGTCGATCTCCGGAATCACCTCCTGAAAAGCATTGGCTGCGAACTCGTCGCGGTGGCAAAAGCGGCAGCCAGGCTTGCTCCCGCCCGGCAGGCCGGTCAAGGCGGCGTTGAACTTCTCCAGCAGCCGTTGGCTCGTTCCCACCACCCAGGTCGTCGTCTTTCCGTGGTACATCCGCCAGTTGCGGTCAGACCAGCGGCCGGGCTCGAAATTCCGGCCGGTCGCCGTGCGGCGATGCCACATGGCGTGCGACTCTTCGGTGTAGATCACCGTGTCGTTGAGCCCGCGGCGGAAGAGTTCCCTCATCATCCACAGGTCCTCGAAGCTGCGGCCGAAGTAGCGTTCGTTGAACCGCGTCTCGCCCAGCAGGCTCTTGCGTATGGAGAACTGGCTGTTGCCTTGCGGAGACAGGTCGGATGGCGGCAGTTCCGGCGGATCGGCCCGCAGGCGGAACGACCAGTCGCTATCGGCGTCGCCGTAGGCCTCGTAGGAAATCGGGGCCTCTCCCCACGGCTTTTCGTTCTTCTTGTGGTGCGTCCGCACGCGATAGCAGACCCGATCGTGTGTGTCCGCCGAATACGGCGCTTCCATGAATCGCTCGCCTACCCGCGCGTCAGCGTCCAGAAACGTCAGGATGGCCTCCTTGTCGGCCACGGCGTCGATGCCGGCATTCAGCGTCCGTGGCTTATTGAAGGGCGGCAGTTCGTTCGGCAGGCAGCGAATGGGCTCCAGCCCGTGACACGTCACGACGCGCTCGTTGGCACCCGGCTTGTGGACGTTTTTCGATCCGCCGTCGGCGACGATGGCCGTGTAATCGTTCACACCGCATGTGGCGGCCGAGCGATGGACCGCTTCGAGGCAGTCCGCCACGTCGCGGTCGAATACCGGGATAATCAGATAGTGCGCCAGCATGTGGAGTGTGCTCGCGTCCTTTCAATCGGTTGGCGAATCGTCGGAGACACGTTCGATCGTGGCGTCGCTGGAGTCAATATAGCGTTCGATAGTTTGGGTCGCAAGGTCATCCGTGCGAAAAATTCCGACGCCCGACACGCCCGGCACAAAGGGCTTGAACGGCAGGAACGGTGGCTCCTGCACATCCACCTGATCGATACTCACGAAATCGACGAACGCCATTACGGTCCCACGATGACGGTGTTGGTGTTGCTGCCGGTCACCTTGAGCGTAGTCGTCGAGTTGTCGGCGTGCTTGACGGTCAGGGTCGAGGCCACGTAGTTCCGCGTCACGACGTTGTAGAAACGGTCGTAGACGTAGGCGAGTTGCATTGCCTGCGCGCCGCCAATCGCAATCGACAGTGCAGCGCTTCCGGCCTGCGTCACCAGCGACGTGTCGGAGTACGGATCAGCACGGCGCACGTCCACTGTGTTGGCGTTGGCAAGCGTCGATGGGATCGAAGGCATGCAGACCGTGTATCGCCAATGGCCTCCGTTCGCTCCCGCCTCAAGTGCTGCCAGATATGCCGGATCAGGCTCGCCCAGTGAAATCCAGTAACCATTATCGTTGAAAAATGAGTCCGCGTAGACAAAGGCATTGGCATAGGTGATGAGCGTGCCGCCGGTAATGTAAACTGCTTTGAACAGGCTTCCGAGCACCACTACGCACCCGCCGCTGTCGTGGTCCGCATACGAGGCACAGTTTGCAGGTCCATCGACATTGCCACGCACAACAATAAGTGATTCCTGGACGCCCGTCAGTGTACCTGGGCCATGCGTAGGAGCATTCGGCACCCCGCTTGGAATGAGCGACGGATCATAGTTTTTCCAGTCCCCGTAAATATCCAGCAATCCAGTGCCAGCATCGACTCCGACAGGAATTCCGCTATTCGCGTAATTTGTGGCATTGCCATTGATCGTGAGATAGCTCGCCGTGCCCGGCCCGCTGCCCTGGAACAGGTACGCCCCAGCACCACTCGCGCCGGATGCGCCGGGATTATTCGAGTCGCCGTTGATTACGCTCCCGGTGATCGTCGATTGACAGTATCCGACATTCAGGAACCCGAGTCCGTATCCGCCGAGGTTCTGCACGCTTCCATTGATGGTGACGGTCAGGATTGCGGAGTTCGATGCTCCGGCAGCTCCCATGCACGTAATCGGGTTGTCAGTTATCGAGGATGGCGCGCTGGCATGGCCACCGTTATTGAGGAGCGCGAGTTGTCCACTTGGCGGATTGATTGTGATGGTCGCCGCACTAAACGAAAGTATGCCAAGGATCACATACGACAGGCCGTCGCCTCCACTATCTGTGGCATTGCTCACGCAGCGGCCATTGAGCACGACATTCTGCCCGTCCACAACTTGAACCATCCCGTTGGAATTCAGCTTGGCGAGCGTGATCGTCGTGGGGTTCGGCGTCGTGCCGATTGTGTAGGTGCCGGTCGATGCAAAGGCGAGCGTGCCCTGCCCGCCGGATGAAGCGTCTTGAATCGCCGCCGGGTCGATGGACGCAACATCCATCGTGACATTGTGGTTGTTCAGGTCGGCTGTGTCGCCGGTCGTGGGAACCGATGCGCCGCCGCTGCCGCCGCTCGACGTGGACCACGTTGCCGTGCTCGACCAGTTGCCATTTGTGATTGCGTAGCGTGTCGCCATTATGAAATCGACTGATTGTTGAATGTCACCGAGCCGGAAGAATCAAGGGCGATGGACTGGCCGGGCTTCATGGGCTTCAGAGCGCCGTATGCAGCGATGGCCGCGGCGATTTGGGCGAGCGTGGGGAACGAACCGCCGCCCGGAATTTGGGCGGGCAACGCGACCCAATAATCCGCCGTACCGACATATTGCAGAATGTTTGCCGTCCACGTCGGCGTCGTCCCTGGATTGGCAAACGCGCGAACGGAAATGGTGTTGGCCGGCGGCGCAGTACCGGGAAGCGAGAACAACCATGTTCCCGTCCAGTTCGCATCGCTCGTGACCTCCTTGCTCCCGGCAACTGCGCCAGCGTTTACCGTGGCCTCGCTGATCCCGCTGAGCGCAACCCATGCCGCGCCATCCCACCAGTTGTTACTGGGGAGAGCAACGAGCAGCGCGCACATATTCGTGGCGTAGGCACTAGCGCCGTCCAGGCGAAATTCACCGGCCATGCGCGTACCTCCGGCGTTGTTCGCTCCACGCGTCTCTCGCTATTGCTAGCGGCGGCGGTTTCGGAGCGAATCGCACCTGTCCGAAGAAACCGGCATCGTTGACATGCCCCGCGCTGGCGACCGTGTAGGTGCCGTACATCGCCGGGAGGATGGATTGGCTTGGCGAGGATGCGCTATACGACGAAGGCCAAGTGTTCCATGTGCCGTTGACGTGATTGCTCTCGTTATTCGTTCCTCCTGAAATGGTGTAGAAACCGCCGTTCACTGACCCTATGGCGACATTCGCCTGAGCCACGATGAAATAGCTGGCCGTCGAAGACACGACGTATCCGGCACCCGTCGTGGAGAGCGTATTCCAGGCGCTCGTAGCGGTGTTGGCGCTAGCGGTCGCAGCCAATACATTTCCGGTACATGCCGTCCCGCTGGCAGCGTAGAGGGCCATCATAATTGGCTTGCTCGTGCCGCCACCGCCGGATGAACCGATATACATCGAGAGGCTCGTCAATGTTCCCGACGATGGCGGCGCGAAAGGACCAAATCCGTAGTAAGTTACCGTCACCGCCATCATTCCATGCGCGCTATATCCCGTGGGCGGGGAACCCCCCGGCTGGCTTCCCCAAGTCGCCGTTGCCGCGGGGGCCTGCCCGGCAAGCAGCGCCACGATCAGCAGCGCAAATAAGCCATGCCGTCGCCTGAGCAGCCAGCATCCGCAGATTGCCGCCATCGCGAACCCGGCATATTGCAGGCGATTTGATTGCGGCAGTTCGTTCTGTGAAAACGCCGTCGAGTACGTTCCGAGATATTGCGAACCGTCCCACCAAAGCGAAACCACGTCGATCTCGCCAGCGGGCGTAGCGGGTAACGCTGTGCCGCCCGCCCACTTCACGGCCGGACTCCATGTAATGCTGGCTGGGTGCAGCGCACCGGCTCCGCCAATAATTTCAAGTTGCAATGATGCCGCTCCGCCGGTCGGGGCCGTCATCGTGATTGTCAACGCCGTGCTGCATGAAGCCGTCAGCAGTTGTTTCGCTCCGTTATTCCAGTTGATCGTTACCGCCGATGCCGTGCTCGCGAGACTTTGGCTGACTGCGCCAAAGGCGACGTTCCCGCTGGTGACCACGACACTATTGCCGAAGTATCCGCTGCCGCTGGACGAAAGATTTGCGAAGCTGCCGGAGGCGCTGGTCGCCAGAGCTCCGTTCGCGCCAATCGTAAGAGCGCTGTTGCCGAACGAAGCCGATCCGTCGAAATTAATGAAGCCCTTGATCGACCCTATGCTCGTACCGGCACCGGTGATTGCGATGTTGCCCAGCGTGTCCATCACTGACTTGCCGCCGGCGGCCGTAACGGATCCGAATGTTCCAGCGCCCACAGTAAGGAACGTTCCGCTGCCGCTGAAATTATTTAGGCCGAACGCATATGCCGCAAAAGTGCTGCTGGAAGAGTAGGCAGCCGTGCCAAAAGAGGCCGTGCCCGAGGTCAATGTGATATTCTGGCCCGTCGTGCTCTTGGTAATATTGCCGTTCGTGCCGCCGGAGATATTTCCGGGTCCGAAAATCAGGCCATTCGGTTGAGCCTCGGCCGTTGCCGCGACCAGCAGGACCAGGATTGCGATTAAGTATTTCATGTTAGTCCTCCACGATCATGTACTGATCGACCGGCCGGTTGCCGGTGCATTGCCGCATTTCGATGTTCGCCGCCAGGCTCGCGCCGCGTTGCCAAGTGCCTTCGAAGTAGCAGCGATTGTAAATCACGCCGAACGGGCCGGTGTTCTGCAAAACGCCGTTGCCCTCGATCGAGCACCGCTCAAACTCCCATCCCGACGGTGCCGGGCCATGGTAGTCGCACTGAATCAGGACAGGAGCCGTGAGCGGCGTTTTCCAAATCGTATTTTGGTTAGCCCACGCGGTCGGAACCTTCTGCACGACGCGGATGGCTGGATCACTGCCTGAGTTGATTCCGCCGCGAACGGAAATCAGCCAGTACGAGGAAACCGTGTCCAGGGCGATCGTCAGGCCGTGGCCGTAAATCACGTCGGGGCAGAAGTCCGCCGAGCCCCAGTTTTGCAGTGTCACCGGTCCCCACAAGAATCCGCCGTCCCAAAATCCTTGCCCCCGCTGGCCGGCCGTCGCGCCGAACGTGACCATCGGTGAACAGCCGTTGATGGCCTCCAAGGTCGCACCGCGGGCATTGACGTGGATTGTCTTGGATTTTGGTGCTGTCCAATCGAGCGGCGTGCCGATTTTGAATGGCTGTCCGCCCTTCGGCTGTAAGACGAGCGTATCGCCGTCGCTTGCCCCGTTGAAGAGGGCTTGCAGAGCCGGTGCATCGTCGCCGCCGGATGGTTGAATCGTGATATCCATTATTCGTGTACGCTGTCACTCACTTTCCTACCGATCTTCGATCCTTCGGCCACGTCGTGAACCTCGCCCGCTGCTTTTTGAATTGCCCCTGTCTGGTTTCGCGTCTCGCGCACCAACTCAGTCATCGTGGCGTTGATCGTCTGGATGGCGTGCGTCGAATCGTTCATCGCCAGAATTAGCTTATTGTTCATGCTAATGAGCGTCGTGCGAGTCTCGGTCTCTACGGCCGTCAGTCGTTCGCCCATCCTGGACTCCCGATCCTCGCTGGCCTTGGCGTACTGAGCTACGAGCCGCGCGTTGGCAGCGATGCTGTCGGCGGCCGTCTTGGACGTGGAGGCTTGCTCAGTTCGCCAGCCATCCACGTACCACCTGGCCACGATAATAAACACAGCCAGGAACGCCAGCGCGAAGAGCGTGACGAGTGTGAACATCCAATTGTTGGTGGCGGCGGCTGCCTTCAGTGCTTCATCGGCTCCAAGCGGCATTTTGGATCATCCTTGGTTTAGTGGCATAGGTTCGTCCATGATCTACTTGCCATTCTACCCGGAAAAGCGGCGCACTACATTCCCAAAAGGAACTTGATCGCCCAGATTGCCACCACCGCAACCACGATGATTCCTAAAATCTGCCACGCCCATTGCGGAATGGGAATTGCCATGACCCTCGCGGCGATGATGACGATGCCGATAATCGCCAGGGCGATAATGACGGCGACAGCGATTTGTCCGAAGCCCCATCCGGCCCCTGCTACTTGCGACAACATGAACATAATTTACTCCTTTCCAAGCGGGACTTCAATCATGGGCCACGGGAGTCGAACCCGGCTATGCCTTGTTTTCAACTCACCGCCCATATACAATGTCACTATGAAAAAATCAGCACAACTTCAACACGATCGTGCCCTTGCAAAATACCTCGCGAATCCGAGAGTTTGCCGACACTGCAACGCGACGATTATGCCTGGCAATGGACAATCTCTGCACGATGTTCGCAGAAAATCCTTCTGCGATTGCGCGTGCGCAGCCAAGCATAACAATCGACTTTTTCCAAAAAAGGCTCCTAAAAAAACTGGCAACTCGACTGCGAACTGCCAGACGTGCGGAGTCTTGATAAGCCTCAAAAAGTACCCAGTTGGACGCACATACTACGCCAGAAAAAACTGCGACGAGTGCCTCCGAAACATTCGCGCGGCCGTAAGTCCGGCCGTAAATGGTGTTGAGCCAATCGGCGAAAGAACGAAGGGCGAATTGTTCAAATCGCGCTCCGGCTACCAATCCGCCAGATCGGCCATCCGAGGGCACGCCGCGAGAGTGTACGCGCACAGCGGCCTTCAGATGCGGTGCCGCGTTTGCGGATACGATTTGCATGTCAATATCTCTCACGCAAAGCCAGTCTCTGCTTTCCCAGCGGAAACAAAGATTTCCTCGATCAACGCAATCGACAATCTACTTCCTCTGTGCCCGAATCACCATTGGGAATTCGATCATGGTTTCATCGCTGCTTTGCCTTAATCATGGGACACGGGTAACGATCCCGGTTGCCGTGGCTTATGAGACCTCGGAAGATGCCTACCTACCTCCCATGTTACGCCCCCGCGCCGGGATTGCATCCGGCGGCGCGGGGGACTCACGTCAGGTTACGGTTACTCCGGCCGCCGCAAAGGATGCCGAATCCTCTTGCCGATCCTCAGCAGGGCGTTTCGGACGGGCCGATGACCTGCTTCCGCACCGCAACTTGCCGCAGCACAAGCGCCGGCGGGAGTGCAGACTGCCGGGGAACAGGCTGCGCACGCCTGATGAGCCGCCGGCGCGCAAGCGCCGACAACGGCCTCCGTGGCGCAGGAGGGGACCATTGCCGGGGCGGGCGGGATGCTCCAGGTCGTGCCGGGGAGCGCATCCGCCGGACGGCAAACGTCGTCAGCCAGCAGGCCAGAGCTCGGAAAGATCGTGGCGGCAACCACAAGTGCCGCAAGAGCGAAAATATACTTCATCGGAAAATCCTCCTTTGGGTTAGTAGGCTCGGCGGGACTCGAACCCGCATCTGACGGAATTGAAAGTCCGCTGCATTAGCCAATTATGCGACGAACCCGACAAACTCAGGGCGGTGGAATCGAACCACCCGAGGCAGCCACGTTGCCGTTTCTGCGCCCCGAAAAACTCACTCTGCTTTGATCCACTTCTCCACGTCATGCGGCATGGCTTCGACGCCAGTCAGCGAGCGGACGATTGCAGCCACCCGTTTCGTATCCACTGGTCGAGTGGTCCGCTCGATTGTCGCGTAGGATAGACCGCGGGCAAACCCGTAGGCGACTTGCGTGGCCCTGGATTCCGCCCGGAGAGGTCCGACGCGATGCCACCAGAGGCTCGCTTGGTCGGGACCGCGGTCAGCTCTTCTTTCTTCATGGCGGATGATCCTTGCCTCTTCGGCCAACGAACGAATCTTAACACGGAACTTCGCACGACTCAACTTGGAAATCTTGCATTCACAACATCGGAAAATCTCCTGGGTTCAAGGTTTCAAGACCGCCGCCCGGTCGTAAGCTCGAAAGGGGCCGGGCGGCGGCGGTCAGGGTTCAGTGTTATTTACCAGCGGGACGCTTGTCGAGGCCCTTCTCCTTGAACAACTCGGCCACGTCATCGACGTGCAGGCAATCGCACAGACAGGCGTAATCGTCGGCCGACTGAATTACCTCAATGTTGCCGTTGCAATGGTTGCAATGATCGTTTCCTGGTGTCGCGCCATGCAACTTGCCGAAAGCAACGATCCTGTCGCCGTTGCATTCCAGCTTCACGATCCTGTCACCATTTTTGGCCTCGCGGCCGTTGCGGTAGTGCATTACTCATCTTCCTCGACTTTCTTGATGACCACCTCGACCAGCTTCGTCGCCGCCTTGGCGAGGTCGATCAAGGCTTGTTTCAGTTCGGGGTCCATGTTCACTTGGCTCCTTGCCGTTGCTTTATCAAAAGGAACAGTTCCACGTCGCTGTCACGGGGCGGGCGGGGCAGGGGGCGTGTTGGCCGTCACGGCTTGCGCGAGGGCCGCAGTGTTCGTCGTCACGTTCGTACCGAGGGCAGTCAGGGCGTCGGAAGCCGCTTGCAGTCCCGCCGGGTCGTCGTTCGCTAGGGCAGTAGCCAGTTGCGCCGAGAGGTTGGTGATTTGCGCCGACAGTCCGCCCAGCAGCGTGATTGCCGATTGCTCGGCGGTGGTCTCTGCCGTCACATCGGCGGTGAGGGTGGCGATTTCCGCCTTGATGTCCGCGAGGGTTGCCATGATCTTGGCTCCTTGGTTGTAAATGGCCGTCAGCATCGACTTGACATAAGCCGTTGCGTCCGGGGCCAGGTGGTGAGTGTGGTTGACGTTGATTTGCACGTTACTTCAATTCGTAGCTCCGCGACACGCTGGCCGGGCCGCTGGTGTCCGTGACCTCGAACGTCGCGTGAACGGTCTTCCTCTCACGCGGCGTCAGTTCGTCCAGCAGTTCCAACAGGATCGGGCGGGCCTCGGGAATCTCCCACAGGTGCGAGGCGGCACGAGTCAGCCTCATCGACAGGTCGGGAGAAATGCCAAGGCTGGCGTGGTAGTGCGCCAAGTCCATCGCGCGGCGGGTGGGCGTCGGAACCGGCTTCGGCGGTTGGGGGGGGGGGGGGGGGGGGGGGGGGGCGGGGGACTGGCGTTCCGGCCGTACACCACACCGCCTCATAGCCGACGAGGTTCGCGCCGTAGGCGATCCAGATATAACCGCCGTTGCACCAATCCGGCCCCCAACTGTTTCGGAGCTTCCATGCCCTGCGAACCTCGTCCCAGCCGACAAGCACAACATCGTGGTCGATGTCCCTTGCGCCAGAACCAGGAAACGTCGCGTCGTTCGGGCCGCTGTCGCCCCATCGCTCAAAGGCATTATCAGCGGCAATGGCAACGCCGATCGGCCCATATTGCAGCATGGCCGCCTTGATTAGTTCGGTCGCCGGAACGCCGGCTTGCGTACCCACATAGCCCCAGTCGGAAATCGTGTAGAGCAGCCCAACGCCGGGAGTGGTCTTGATGCGAGCGCGAGGCAGTTTGCAACTTCCCTCGTTCGCCGTGTAGGGGCCGTAGACGCTCGTCAGCGGCAGCCCACCAGTCTTGGCATCTTGGAGGACGGTCGTGTTGTTGTCGCCGCCGCATCCGCCGTTGCTGCCGTCGCACTGGTCCAGCGTGTACTGTTCGGAGAGCTGGCTGGCCGCCGAGTTGTCGGGCAGGGTGGTGGTGAAGATGTTCGCCGCCTCGACCATGCAAGTACCTGAGAAGTCCCAACAATTCGAACTAATGAGCACGAGCTTGTTGCGGCGGGTCACGAGCGTTCCATTGGGAACTGTAGCGCAGTAGACCTTTCCCTTGTAGTGGTCCGTGCGAGTGTTCTCCTTTTCGACGCAGAGGCTATCACGCTTACGCTCCGTCAGCATCAACTCCGGCAGCGTGCCGTGAAACGTGCCATGTTCGCGCGGCGGATATTCCTCAATCGTGCCGCGCTTGCCGATCCGCAGCAAGAGTTCCTGGAGATCGTCGATCATCAGCCGACTGCCGCTGTAGAACCGCCGACCGCCGTAGCTTTGCCTATGCTGATCCCCGAAGGCAGACAGAAAATGCTCAATCTGCCGCTGGCTCGCGCACTTGACGAGCATCGGCACGCGCTTGTGCCCCGCCTTGAAACCGCGGCCGTCGTAGGCGTTCTGCCGGAACCATTCGGCCAATTCCGCATCGCGGAAGTACCAGACACCGGGCCGCGAAGTTTGCTCAGGGATGTCGAGCCGATAAGCCAGCGACCGCACTTGCTCAATCCGTTCGTCGCGGAAGCATGAAAACGTAATCTTGTTCCGGCCTCCATTGCCGTCATCCTGATGCCCGACGTGTCCGCACGAAATGACGTGAGCAACCAAGGCCAAAAGGTCATCGCCGTCGTAGGTGCGATCAGCGATTCCGAGCCGCTTGAGTTCCGTGCCTTTCCAACCAACCGTCGCATGAGGAATGTCCGCGTATTGCGGCATATTGGAGATGGCGGACTTTTTCCACGATCCCTTGTTCCGACCCCAAACCATGCGGTGATTCGGAGTCAAGGCGAAATCCAGCGAGCGGCCGTCGTAAAAGTACATCGGGCCATCGTGATCGTAGATATGCTTGACGATAGGGACTTGGAATTCGAGAAATCCGCTCGCCGGATTCATCGTGCCAAGCGGCGTGATCCAGTTATATTCCGGCCACGCGACCCAACCTTTCTCAGTCAAAACCTCGGTAGCCGAATCATGGCAGCTACCGCATTGCCCCTGGTTTTTTACGGGCGTGCAGAGATTCGTGCAGTCGTAGCTGTCGGGCAATGGAGCGGCGGCGGCCGTTCGGAACCCGGAATGGATTGCCGCGTGCCGCTCGGCGTGCCGCAAGTGCTGGGCCGCCATGTTCTGCGGATTGACTCGGCCTCGGGCTCGATTCATGGTTTGGTCCCTGCAATCCAGTTTGTGACTTGTTCCGCCGACAGTTTGCCGACGAAGGTTTCCGTAGTGCCGTCGCCCCGCGTCAACTTCCATCGCGGAATTCTGGCGTCGAAACGATTCTCTGGCCGTTTGGCTTCGTCGCCCGACCAGCCGATGACCCGTAATTGGTCGCCGAGACTCAGCTTGGGGATCGTGTTTGTCGCCACGTCATCGCACGCGGCACACTTGAAGCCGTCGCCGGGCAGCGAGGAAATCAAGAGCAGCGATACCTTGGCGGCGGGTGGCGGAACGGGGATCGGTGCCGGTGGCGTTGGCGGAGGGCTCGGCGGTGTCGGGGGCGGAGTGACCCCGCCGTGCCGCTTTTGCCACTCCGCCGCGAAGTCGGCCGCCGCCTTGTCGCTGATGACCTTGGCCGACTGCCTCGCCTGGGTCGCTGCCGCGTGCGCTGAGGCCGCCGCCGCCTCTTGCTGCACGGTCTGGTCCAATGCCGCGTCGGCGGTCTTGCTGGCCTGATAGAGCGAGTCCAGGGGGTCGGTGGGGTCCGCCGCCTTCATCGGCGTCGTCCAGGCCGTGCCGGTGCATATCGGCTTGCCGGCGGCGGCAGGCGGATCAGGCAGGACGCCCTGGGCGATCATTCTGGTGGTATCACCGCTTTGATCGCCGAACGGGTCGTCGTGGAACGCCGCGTGCAGTACGCTCGACGCCGAGTGCGGATCGGACGGCGGCACCTGGGCGGCAGCCGTCGCGGTGAGCAGCAGTAGGGCGATTAGGGTTTTCATGCGTGGCTCTTCCATTCTTCTCCATCGCCTCGAAATCCCATGCCCTTCCAATCCGTGAAGGTGCGACAGATTTCAGCGATCAGTCCGCCGACCAAATTGCTGTCCGTGTCGGGCATCGTCATTGTCTGCCTTTGGGCAAGCGCACGTTGCACGTCGCGGTAATCGTCCTCGTCGAGCAAAAGCGTCATGGTTCGCATGGTCACTTCCACGATCGCGCTAAGGTTTGCGGTTCAGGTGGCTCGCATCGGCAAGCCGCGGTCGGTTTTTGACAACGGCCAACCGCAAGGAAATATCCTTCAGGTGGTGGTCGCGGGCGTGCCGGCCAGCGTGGTCGTAATCAGCAGGAACGCCGCCGCCCAGTTGCCGGCCGCAATGTCGGCAATGAGGGCCGGCATGATCGGGACCAGCAAAGTCGCATCCTTGGCGATGAGAGCCAGCAGGGCCTTGAGCAGCGCGCCGTTGAACAGGCCGGCGACGGCGTCGTAGTGTTCGAGATTCAGTTCCACGCCATGCGATTTGCAGGCGGACAAAAGGGTCGGTTCGCTCATTTTGGTATCCTTTGGTTGTTTGGCCGGGCGAGCCTTTTCTCTACCCGCCCGGCTCTACGTAGGCACGGCTACAAGTCGTGCTTCTAAATATCATCCAACGAGTTTTCGCGACAGTCGTTGCACTCGACGACCGGCGTATCGTCATCGTTGATTTCCGCCTGATACGGGTCCGGCGACGGAATGGCCTCTTTGCCGTAGACGAGTTTTCCGCAGCGACAGCAGACTTCGGCGTTCGCGGACGTGCTTGTAGGAATTTGGCTCATCTCAATGTCCTTCGCAGCGGGCCAGATCGTCCTTCAAATCGCCGTAGTCGGTCTTGCTGTCCCAAACGGTGTTGCTGTTGCTGTCGTGAACGATGGTCCGGGTGTTGGACTTCTCGAAATGGGCTTGGGCGGCGTGGATCGCCCTGTAGCTCTGGCTGAAGTCCTCCAAGCCCGGAACGTCCTTGAAGAATCCGTCGTCGGCATCAAGCCTGAGAACGCGATACGCCATTTTCTGACCTCCCGTGCCGGAAAACGCGAACAACCGGGCGGTCCCCGCCGCCAATATCGAGAAGTGTAATGGGAGTTGCGCTCTATGTCAAGCCTAATTAGCGCGTACCCCCTTCCCTCCCGTGTATTGCGGGGCTGCCGTTGTTGTTCGATCTTCCGTGAACGTCCGTGCCAGCAAGGCCGCTGACAACGGCATGGATTAGGTCCGATGCGCGGCAGTCGCCCTTCGACCGCCGCCTTTATACTGCACTTTTGCCAGCAAACCACGGGTTGTGGACCGGGACGTAGGGGGATATTCGCATCGACTAGCGACCGTTGCCCGGCGAACCATTTCAGGAGTGCATTTCAGTTGCATCGAACCGTGGCGGGACTTCGGAACCGCCATCCTTGACGACTGCCTTTTAGGAGAAAGGCCAACGAATCTTAACCTTGTTCTGGAATCTGTCTGCCACCGGGCACTCCCGACGACTTCCCGCATTATGGCTTGCCGAAAATCCGAAGTCAAGCCAAATCGGGGAACTGACCGCCGCAGGGTTAAGGCTACGGCGGCTTGACGCGGATTCCAGCTCGCGCGTTCCCCGAAATGGATCGCTCTCATTCTACACCCGCCGGTCGGTCTGGTCGGCCTCCAACTCCTCTCGTCCCTTGTCGGTCAGTTCCGCGCTGCCGCCGTGCAGCATTTCGCGGATGCGGCCAACGTCTTCAATCACCTCGATCTTCGCCTTGCTGTCGGCCTCGCTCGCCAGACGCGATTCTTCGGCGACCCGCGCATTTTCTGCCAGGCCCTGATACGCCTCGTCCCCGCCGAGGTCGCGGATACGGTTCTGTGCGGCTGCAAGCCGCTCGCGGAGTTTGTCCCGCTCGACCTTCAGGTATCGCACAAGGTTCGGCAGGTTGGAGTTCGACGGTTGCCCGGCTGTCCCGACAGCTTCGACGATCCGCTCGCAGTCCTTTACGACCTGATGCCAGCCGTTCCGATCGGAGATGAGTTCATTGTTTCTCTTGCCAAGGTCACGTCGGTCCTTGTCGCAACGCCTATATCCTTCCTCCAACCGATCTAGCTCCTCCTGTCGTTGCCCGGCAATTCGATCGAGAGTTGCGATGCGGTCAGCGGCCTTACCCAAATCAGCCTGCGCCGCCTCCGCAATGGCGGTCACGGCGGACTCCTTGGCGAGGATGGCTTGGTCGCGCTCGGCGGTCATTTCCTGCGCCCTCGCAAACTCCTCTTGGTGCTCTGCCCGCAGTCGCCGTTCCTCAGTGATGCAGTTCTCTTGTGACTGCCGCAACTCGCGGATGAGGTCGCGGGCCGTGAGAGCGTGACCACTCATCGGCAGTTCCCACTTCGTCGCGTCACGGCAAAATGCACCTAGGTTGTTCAGCGAATCACAGTAGCTCTTGTTGCACTCGTTCACAGTTGCCAAATCGTCGGTCAGCCGCGTGACTTCGGCTTGAAGCTCTTCGCATCGGGGTTTCCAGGAATAGTCGGCGTTGGTCGTAGCAGCCACCTGATCGGCGCGACCTCGCTGATATTCCTTTGCCGCGTCCTCTCGTTCGGATTTCAGCCTCGCCACTTCGGCTCGGCAGGCGATCAGATCGGCGTGGGTGCTGTTCCACTTCTCCAGCAAACCGCTAGGCCCCTCTGGCTCGTCCAGTGCGGCAATGGCAGCGACGATAACATCCTGCACGGCCTGGAGATGTTGAGCCAACGCCGTCTCATTGAACGCTCGCAATTTCGCAATCGCCAGTTCCCTCGCGGACGGCGGGTGAGAGGCTCCCACAGTAATCGGCGGTTTCGATTCCGCTTCGTCACTATGCCTCCTCGCGGCCAGCATAGCGGTCAGCCTCGCCACTTCGGCTTCGGCTATATCAGCACGCTTTTGCTCGTGGTAATATTCCTCCCGGCAGGCTTTGTAGTCCCGAAGCCACTGAACGCAAGTTTCACATCGCTCGCACTCCTCCGGCTCGGCCAGCGCGGCGATGGCGGCGGCGTGGTGGGTGAGAACCGCCTCCATCCATGCCTGTGTCGCACCGTCTCGCACGTAAGTCCGCATAGCGCCGACCAGGTGCTTCGCCAGTTCCCGCGCCGACAGCGGGTGAGGTGAGTCGTCCTTGTGGAATTCCTCGTCCGCGTGATGCTCGCAGTACCACTTGCCGACCAGCGAGCAACCGGGCTTGCCGCAAACGCAACAGGCATCTTCGTTGTCGCTCGCCGGCGCCACACTACCGCCGTTGTCGATCACGGATGCCGGTTCGTGAGCGACAACTGACGACGCCAACTGCCGCTCCAACTCATGCACGCGGGCCTGTGCCATGCGGTAGATTTCAGCAGGAACAGTTGGCCGCGATTCCTGCTCCCGCAGGTACTCGCACACGACTTTGGCCCACGCCAGCCAGCCCAACGAGATTTTCGTTTCCAGGTCGTCGATGGTCATTGATCGGGCTCCTTATTTAGTCCGCCGGGCGACCCAACGAGCCCTATCAAAAGCAAGAAGCTGAGCCACCCGGCGGGTGTTTTGGGAAGCTTGATAGGGCCGATGGGTGTAAGCTACCACGCGGGAAAGTTCTTGTCAAGAGATTTGTCCGTCACGTTGCACTTCGGACACGGCGCGTTCGCCTCGGCCATCGTCCGTACCTCTCGCCAACCAGCGTCGTACCCGCATCGTCAGCATTGCAGGTGAACGTTGTTCGGAAGTTCTTCGCCGGCACCGGCGTCAATCACGCGCATCCGAACTTGCGGCCTGGCGCGCGGCTTGGCGACTTCCGGGAACAAGAGTGGTTGTTTCATCGCTTGACCCTACTCCGCAGGTCGGTCGATCCCTGACCGCCTGCGGTTCGTGTCAGTCCCGTCGTCCTGCCGGGTTTGCTGCTGAGCGTGCCTGGAGACGAAATCCGTCAATGCCTGCTCGACGGGATTTTTGAATCGCCCGTTGATCTTCAGGTTCCGGCACCACCATTCCGGCTCATTCACCATTGCCTCTTGCAACCCGCCCAGCGTGCGGATGCCGGCAAGCTCCAAGGCTTCAACTTGGGAGTCCGTGAAGACTTCGGCCTTGTCGATCCGCGTCCGCCGCCACTCTGCTGCGGCTGCTGCTCCGTTGGCCTCGGGCTCTGGCGGGGTGTCGTCGGGCGTGCTCATTCGCGTTCTCCAGTCGGGGGTGTGAGGCTATGCCTCGGGAATGGTTTCCAAAATCACGTCAATCGCTCCGTGCGGTCGGCATATCGCGCCTTCCTCCACTCGGAGGCTCTTGATCTGGCTGTCGTTGGCGTACACTCCGGCGTGCGCTAGCGCGTCTTGGGTTGGCTTGATTCTGTTGTCGCTGTCCGTCTCGGCTGCGTTTCGCGGGTGGACTAAGAGGCACAGCCGCAGCCTGCCCGTCAGGGGCTCGGGCGGCCAGCCGTTCCAATGCGTTTGCCAGACTCGGCAGACGTGCTCGCGGAATGCCTGGGCCTCGTCGCTCAGGTGCAGGGCTGCGTGCGGCTTCGCTCCCCGCACAATGAACGGCACCCAGTGCTTGTTCGCCGTCGGGGCAAGCGGAATCCTAAATCGGTAGACCGCTGCGTCGTGGACGTCGAACAGGCTTCGCTGGGCGTGTCGCTCGCTGTCTGTCAGCTTCGGGGCCGGCGGGGTGGCCGCGAATTGATCGAGCCATTCGCGCTTGGTCTTGCGCTTGGCCGTCGGCTTGGCGGCGTGCTTCCGCAACTGCTCGACGGTCATGGTCTGGCGTGCCATTTCTGATTTTCTCCCCCTAAAAGCGTATCTCTCATTTACGGCCCTGGCTTTGCGCCTGTCGCCCGCGGGCGATTCAAGGCACTCGCGTATCGTCTTGGTGGTCGCCCTGGCGTGCCATTAGCCGCTGTCGCCGCCCTGGGCCGCGTTTGGCTCCGCCCTAGAACGCTTCCGGCTTCTGCTCTTGGGTTTGGTTGACGTGTCCGTAAAATTTTCCGCACTCGCGGCAGACGACCTTGCGGTCAACGACTTTCCAGCTTCCGGCCTTGTCGCGGTGGTCGAGTGTGTGCCGGCAGGACGGGTCCGGTTTGCTGTCGCTCGTTGTGCTCATTTCGGCTGCTCCAGTGGGTCGTTCGGCTGCTCCAGTGGGTCGTTCGGCTGCTCCAGTGGGTCGTTCGGCTGCTCCAGTGGGTCGTTCGGCTGCTCCAGTGGGTCGTTCGGCTTGGTTTCTGCGGTGGTCGGCTTCTCGTCCATCGTTTGTCCTTTCAAAAAAGTAGGGCCTCGGGTTCTGGTTCGTTGATCGCCTGTCGCTCGATTCGCGCTTCGCATTCCGGGCATCGCCCGATGGCGTCGTAGTTCTCTGTTCGGTCCCAGGTCGGAAGCACGACGATCTGCGGCCAGTCGCCCGCTCGCTCGATCGGCGAGACATTGCCGCACGGCACGCACTCGACGGTGCGGGCCTGGGGCTGGCGGTCGAATCCGATCCGCTCGCGGGTCATGGCATTTTCCCTTCGTTCCGAAGTCTGGCAAGCACCATCGCCACAGCCAACCGCAGCGGGATCGGCGTCTTTCCGACGCCAAGATTGCACTACGCACACATGCAGCAGAGGTTTTCCTCGCTGTTGATTTCCCGATCTGTCATTCCTTGTCGCATCCCGGCTTCCACGCTCACGATATGGCCGACGTGCAAGTCGCCCTTCGCGCCGCAGAGTTCGCAGCGGCCCGTTGCCCGCTCCAGAATTCGCGACCGCAACTTCGGCTTGATCGCTTCATGCACGGTGCTCACGGAACGCACGGCACGACCCGTTTCAGTCTTGGGAGCGTTGTAGCCGGCGTATTTTCCGCAACAACAGTAAACACAATCCTGCCCGTTGGTGGTGCGAATTTCTCCCACCTCGCTCCCGCAATGTTTGCAAGGAACTCGCATTTTGAAGGCGTTGTCCAATTCTGGCTCGTTAAAAAAAGCGGTCATTTTCATCCTTCGGTTCGGAGAAATTCGCAAAGGCCGATTCGTAGTTGGCTGATTTGATCTCACTCACCATTTGTCGAATCGGATCGAAACGACAAAGCACGACCGGCGCGCCGACCCCTCGATTCCGATTCTTCGCAACGTAAATCTGGTACTGGTCGGGCGTTTGCTTGCTGTCCAACCGCCACGGCCAAACCAGAAACATAATCACGTCGGCGTCCTGCTCCAACTGCCCGGATTCTTTCAAGTCGGACATCACCGGGATAAACTTCTTCCGCTTCTCGATGTCGCGGCCGATATGGCACAGAACGATGAGCGGGATTTTCTTCTGGTGCGCAAAGTCGCGCAGCGCCTCCGACGTGTTCGTCACCTGCTCGTAGCGGTCCTTGCCTTTTGACTTCAAGCATTGAGCGTAGTCGATGACCGCGGCCTTGACCTTGTGCGTCTCCATTGCTTCTTCAATCTGCGCCAGTGCCGTCTCGACCGTGCCGCAATTTTCGACGATGTGACAAGCCGCGCGAATCTTCGCATAGCGATCAAGCTCCTCTCGAAGCGCGGCCGGCGCGGCGGTCCACTCATGTTGCGGTCGCTCGGAAATGAATTGCATGGCTCGCTTGCCAAGCGTCACGGCCGGCATTTCCTCAGAGATGAAGATGCATGGAATTTCGATGGTGGACCAGTAATGCACGAATTGCATGGCGAGCATCGACTTGCCGTGCGAAGGACGGGCCGCGACAAGAATCAACTCCCCCGGTTCAATGCCGCCGTTCAGGGCCTTGTCGAGTTCGTGAATGCCGGTGGAAATCGCCTGGCCGCCGCCACCCTCGATGAATCCGATGTAGCTCTCTGCCGCACCGACCATCGTGGTCTTGTTCAACTTCTTCGCGCGGCCATTCATCTTCGGATCGGCAAACGTCGGCACGGTCACGGCGTCCCACTTCGCGGGCGTCACGTTGCGGAGAAAGTTCCGCGTGCCAGGCTGCTTGGCGGCATCGTCGATCTTGTGTGCCAGTTCACGTTCGGACCACGGCGGCTGGCAAATCTGGTTCCATTCGCGGAAAAGCGTGAGCGAAGTATCGCGCGACAATCCGAATCCAAGAACCAAGATGCACGCGACATGGAACGCGGCACCGCTCCCGTTCTGACCGCTGATCGCCGGGGGGCATTTGGCGAGATACTTTCGCGCCCGTTCCAACACGGAATCCTCGCCGTAGAAGTCCCCACCAATCGTCGGCACGGCGTCGGGCCAGTACAAGCCCTTGAGCCAATCGAGTTCGTTCTGCCGTTCGTTGCAAATCAGCGGGCCGCGAACCCGCATCCCCGTCACGGCGAAGTAACGGCGATGATCGTAGATTTCAATTCCGGCCTCCTTGCCGCCGACCGATCCAAACTGCGGGAGTTTCAAATTCTTGCCGGAGGTGAATGGCGATTGACCGCGCATGAAAATCTTCACGCCCGAATTCGACGGCGAGACTTCAGCGTAGCTGTCCAGCTTCACAATGATTTCCCTCGCCCAGTCCGCGACCTTGCCGCTCTCTGGGTCGCGGCAAGCATCGAGATCAACGCCAACAAATCCAAGCGGTTCCTTGCCGAACATGAATCCAATCCCTTCGTACCCGCCAATTTTGTACCGTTCCCACGCTTCAACGAAGTCGCACCACGTCGCCGGGTTGTCGCTCTCGGCCTCGTAGTCGGTTGGCCGAAATGGAATCTTCGTCGGCTTGCCACCCCTGGGGACGGTTTTCCAGAGACACCATGCCGGCGTCTCGCGCAACTCGGCGGGAATCTTCGCAGCGTCGATCATCGCGGTTCCGGCTCATGCGAGCGCCGGGCCTCCATCCGTGGGGTTCCAGTTCGCGCAGTCCTCGGCCGTTGCCACGCGGCTGACCGGAGTGACCTTCGGGCTCCGCTTCTCCCAAGTGTGAACCGCCGCCTGCCAGTCCTTCATTTTCGTCTTGCCGATGAGCCATCCTTTTGAGGCATAGAAGTTGACGAAGGTTTCCGGGTCCACGCCGTTGTCTCGTGTCTGGCAATACTGGCGAACCTCTTCAACCGATGGTGGGCTAAAAACAGAGCGGGCCGCTTGCGGCCTCTCTCTTCTATTCCCTTCTTTCCCTTCCCTTCCATTCAGGGCAGGATCATGCGGGATTGTCGCACCGCCATGCGGGATTCCCGCAGCATCATGCGACTCTTCGCAAGTCTTTTCGCAGTCATCATTTACGGCTTCGAGCCATCCGATGCTGATAAGCCTTGGTATAACCTCTTCGTATACCATACTTGGTACTCTTGTCATCCTAGCCAAAGAGGTTGAATCGTGAGGTTTTTTCCCGGCCCGCAGTAGGGTGCCGCGAGGGTCGCACCTTGATGCGACATGAACGATAGTCACCCACGCACCGTAGTGCGAGATTCCCGCAGGGTGGTCGATTAGTTCGGTATAGCCGTCGCCATCCAGCTTATTGGGGATAGGGACGAAAGTGAGCGTTTTGAGTTCCCTGGTCCGGTTGTTCTCAAAATGCTCATTCCAATTTGCCACTCTGTACAACACAGCCATCGTGGCCTTTCCGTGGCCCGAACCTGGGCCTAAATGCCTCCGCCACCTCCGTCGCGCAAACCCTGCCAAGGGAAAGAAGCGCGATACGGAGGGGCGGCGGCGGGTCGATGCTTTGGTTTCCTTGGCAGGGAGTAGTGATCTGCCGTAATGTGCCATAGGTCGAAAACCTAGTCAATAGGCGGCCGGCGAGTCAAGCGTTTCTGCCGGGCTAGCTCCAAGTCGGAAATCGCCGGCCGCAATCCTTCGTCGTCATCCGAATGGAAAATTGCCCCACAGTTCGGGCACCAAGATGGATAGGGCTCATCGAAAATTATGGGCACGGGCGAAGTCGTCGCTCCGCAGTCGCACTTGGTTTTGGTCATGGCATTGGCTCCAATATCGCGGTGAATGGCTCGATGTCTTGCCCTTCGTCGAATAGCTCGCCGAGTCGGCATGTCTCCGCGTCCAGTTCGTAGCGATCGAGTCCGACCCATATAAATCCCTCGTCCGGGGAAACTTCGACGCGGTGCTCCAAAAATCTCCGGCGAGCCGCGTGCGCGATAGCGCACCAAGCCCGAGTACCCGGAGTGCCGGCCGCAATATCCGCGTTCGACACGTCGAGTTCGATTCGCGTCATGGCATCAGGATCCCTTCGATTCGATTCGGCGTATGTCATTTCTTTTTCTGTTTTCAAATCCCAATCAGCCGCCGCTCGGGCAGCGGGTGGTTTTTGCCGTTCTGTCGCCATAAGTGCAGCGTAAATTCGTGGTTGTTGACGTACTCTGACTTCCGCGGGTGGAACTGCAAAACCGTCTCATTGTCGGTCCGGAACAGTTCCTTTGTGAACTTCATTTCCTCCCACGTCGGGCAGCGGTTCGGAAGACTCACGGAAACGTGCTCCCAATTGCCGTCCTTCTTCGGGTCCGCGCAGCATCCGGACGAAATGACTCGTAGGCCGCCTCCGGCGCAAAACGGAATTGGAATGACGAAGTAGCCGAAGTTCATGCCTGGCTCGCCGCCGCCGAGGATCGGATGGACTTGCCGGTAGCGTTCAACTTCAAGATTCGGTTCGCGTTTCATTTCGCACCTTTCCTTCTGGCCTTGACGATCCGCCGAATGGCCTCTTCCTGCAATCGGCCGAGCGGTTCGTCGTCAATTGGGTTCAGTCCGCAGCGAACCATAATCGCCACGAAATCTAATGTCTCGCGGCCGGTCGCCGCCGCGTCTTGCGGTGACTTCGGCCAGAGATGCGTTAGACGTGAGTTGTTCATGGTTGCCTCCGTGCTTTGGTGGTTATCCGATCGACAGAATCGCCGGGTTCAAGACGCCTCCGCTTGGCGTTCGCCTTCTCGCCTTCGTGCCACTTGTATCCCGCTTCGTACACCGCTACCGCCGTCGGGTGCGGATACCACTTTCGCGCCAGTTCCACCGCCTGTTGCGGCGAATCGGCACCCTGGTAGTAGCCGCTGAAATAGTCGTTGCTCTCTCGGTCGGGCTCGGTCAGGTGGATGTAGTAGTCGGTCACGGTTGCCACGCCTCTGCATGGTCCATCTGAAGGCGTGCCTCTCGCAACAGCCGAGTCTTGATCTCGGCTATCTTCGATTCGGACGGCGGACGCCAATGCGTCGGTTCGTAGTAGACGTACATGCTGGCGTCGGCAAAAAACCATAATCGGCCGCGGCGGCGAAGTGCTGCCTCGTTCCGTGAGCCGTTGGCATCGTCGATCTTGGTTTCAACCAGCGAGCCGTCAGGTGGTGAATCGGCGGTGATAGTTTGCCATTCCATCGTTTTCTCCTTGGTTAGTGTTTCAAAGGTGCCGGTCTATTCCCGGCTGTCAGCCCGGTAACGCCAGGGGCGCCGCGTCTTTAACCCAAACGGCTAGGGGCCGATCGTAGAAGCTCGGCACGCTTCGCGCTCGCTGGGTCCAGCATATTCGGCGTGCCCTATCATGTTTCACCTCCAGCGTTGCGACCTCAGCCGAATTGAGGTCTTGTGTTTCAAAGCGGCGGCGGGGCCGTCGAAGTGACTCAGCGGGGAAAGTTATTATCAGGGATTACGCCCTCAGTCCCCGCGTGCCCCACCGCCGTGGTCCGAAGCATGGGGTCAAGCGGACGGCCCACGCAGCCCCGGAAGGTTTGCTACCAAGGAATATCCGAGTCGTCTCGCGGTTCGACATTCGCGCCCGTGCCGACGCCTTGCGTCACCGGCTCGTGCTTCGGTTGCGGCTTCTCTGCCGCTGGTGCCTGCTTGGCACGCTTCCGCAATGCCGCACCAAACAGCGCGTCCAGTTGCCGCGCCTCCTTTTCGGGAAGCGGTTCGGACTTAAAATCGCCCGACAGCGACCACTTCTCGCGGACCTTGCCATTATACTCCTCGTGGGCGCACATAAAGGCATGTTCCGTGCTTCGCAGGTCGATGCAACCTTCCCTCTCCAGGTCGATCTGGCTGAACGAAGTGCCGTTGAAGCCGAGCTTCTGCAAGTCGTCCAAGACGTACTCGATCGTCTTGTCGGTGATGCTACGGAACATCCGCCGTTCGCCGTCGGGACAGCGCAGCAACTCGCCTTCGGGGTCCGACAGGTTCACCCGGCCGACAAGGCGGAACGAGATAACGATCTGCGGGTTGCCCGTCGATGACTTGCTGAGTTCCTGATTCGTGATCTGGCCCCAGTAGCGGCCAGGTTCGTATTGCGCGTTCATGCCTCACCTACCTTTCCGTTGTCGGCGGCGGCGCGTCCGGCCCTCACTGCCGCGATGACATTGTCCCATGCCTCCTTGCCGCTGTTGCCCATGTCGATCTCGGCCGCCAGGTTGTGCCGGTTCTTCGCGTCCCAGGCGGCGTTCCATTCCGTGTAGATCGTCCGCGTGCCCAAGTCCTTGCCCTTGGTCTTGGCATCGCCGCGTTCCTTGGCGACCTTCACGTCGCGGGTGCCGAACAGCACAATGTCGGCCCAAGAGAAAGTCAACGTCCAGGCGTCCTTGAACATGTCGGGCACGTAACGCGAGTAGTCGCCGCCGGCCGGGTTGCTGAAGTTCGCCACGCCACTATGGGCCAAGAGGACTACGCCCATGCGTTTCGTTTCCCGCAGCTTATCGAGCCGGGCGAGCAGTTCCCGCCACGGCCCGGCGGCAACGCTCTTGTAGCCCCGCTGGTAGCCCATGAAGCCGCGTTCCGACCAGTCGCCGGTGTAGTCGGTCTGGCAGACGTGGGCGTTGGCTAGCTTCTCCATGCCGTCCAGCGTGTCCACCACCAGCGTCTTATAGGCATGTTCGGTGGCCGTCAGTTCGTCGATGATTCCGACCAGTGCCGGCCAAGTGTCGATCTCCAGGTTGGGCGTCGGCGGCACCAGTCCAGCGTCCATCAGGGTTAGCAGGCCGGTCTCGCCCGGCGACAACAGGAACAACGGCGCGGTGGCCTGGGCGGCGAAGGAAGTCTTGCCGATCCCGGCTTGGCCGTTCAGGACGAGGCGCGAAGGAAGCTGCCTGGACGTTTTCTGAACGTCAGCCAACGATACCTTCCGGCCCGTCGGCGACAAACTCGGTGCCTGTCTCGTTGCGGTAGCCATTCGGTTTCTCCTCTGGCATTAACGCCTGCCAGTAGGCTGCGAGGCCAAGATGAAAAATGGTGCCGAAGTAGAGGGCCTCGGCCTCTTCCTCGTCCGTTCGTTCGATGCCCCGCTCGTAGCGATAGAAATACTTGCGGGGACACTGTTGGTACGTCGTGATGCTGGAAAACGTCAGCACGTCGATGCCGCTGCCTTCCAAGTCGGGAATCTCGCGGTGGACCTGTTCGACCACCCGCCAGCGATTACTTTCGAGCGTGTCGAAGCCGCTGCAAATGCCCAGGTACTCGCACGGTCGTCCGTGGGCCATGCAACTCCTTGGGTGTTTGGGCCAGCGGTCCTTGTTGCGGGCGTCCAGCAATATTTGGCCGGCTTCCCATAGTTCCTTGGCGTAGGCCATGATGTCCTGGTCGAGCCGTGGCACGCTCCGACGCTGGAAGTAGCGGTCGGGCCTTTCGGTCGTGCAGTCGTGCGTCAGCCGGGCCTCGTACATTTCCATGTTCTCGCGGTCCTCGGTCTGGAGGTACGCCAGGGTATCGTCGCCGAGGTTGTGGTCGAACCACTTCCGCGCACTTACTGCCAGCGCCTTCTCCGCTTTGCTCTTGAACTGCCGGGGGCTAATGCTCGGCTTCTTCACCACGTCCCATACCGCCTCGTCGATCTTGCGGCCGTTGAGCCACTCCAAGAGCATGTAGTGCGACGGCTGGGCCTCGACGATCAACTGCCGCCAGTAGGTCGATGCCGGGTCTTCCACGTCCTCGGAAGTTGTCTTGTGGTCGAGCAAACAGCGGCGTCCGTGCCGCTCGATCAACACGTCCAGAACGCCAGCCGCGGAGAACTTGCGGCTGCCTCGGCCCGTGCCAGGATTCGTCACCGGAGCCCGGCTAGTCACCTCGACGGCAAGCACGGAAACTTGCTTGTCGCCTTCAAGCCAGCGTGCCGCATAGCCGTGCAGCAGGGCGCGGACCTTGGCGCACACCAGTGCGTTGTCCGTGGTTTCCTCCGCGTTCACGGTGGCGACTGCGGCGTCCAGGGCGGTCACGGCGTGGCCTCCTTCGGGTGAATCTCGAAGCTGCCGGTTTTCAGCCACGCCTCGAGGTGCTTGATGAGTTCGCGGACTTGCTGGCGGTCGAGGTGCATCCCATCTGCGTCAGCGCCAAGCCATATAAACGATGAGCCAGGGCGGTCACCGGCGTTTTCCGCATCGCCAATGGCCGACGACTGTTGCAGGCTGCAATCGTCGCCGCAGCGGTCCTTGAAGTCGATTCGCTCGAAGCCGCGTGCGGTGGTTGTGATTTTCATGTCAGCCCCTCCAACTTCTTGATCGCGGCCCGCAGCCGCTTGATCGCCTACGTCGGGAAGCACTTTCTTCGACACGTTCGCGCGGACGGCTACCGACAAGCACGCTTTCGCGTCCTTCGCCGCCAGCAGTTCAGCCAAGCCGGTGCGAACGTTGTGCAGCTCCGCTAGCACGGTGGCAATCGCGTAGCGGTCGCGGTCCGTCAAGTCCCATGTACCGGCCTCCGGGTTGCTCATGGTCTTCAGCCGGGTTTCGCACTCCCACAATGTTTCGGGTTCGTTCATTCCACCGCCTCCAAAATATTTTCAATCCACGCCACGCCTCCAAGCGTGAGTTTCCGCAACTCTTCACACGCGCCGTGCTGCCAAAGCTGCTCGATGGCGTTCACCGCCTGGCCGATGGCGTCCTGTTGCATGTCCTCCAGGAAGTAGGCGCGGAGGCGGACGCAAGAGCAAAACGTCTCCACGTCGATGCGGCCTTTCTCTCGCACCGCGCGGCGCAGGAACCATACGGCCTGCGATAGCTCCGCCAGCCGGTCTGCGCGTTCGTCCGCGGCGCGGTTGGTGGGCGCGTCGATGGGTAGCTTCGGTATCGTGCTCATTGTTCGCTCCGTTCAGCTTCTTTCCTGGCGCACGACAAGAGAAATTGCGTCAGTGTCAATCCACGCTTCACCGCAATGCGAATGAACATCCGCCTCTCGACGGATGTCATGCGAAAGGAAACCATTGCGTCCTTCGGTTTGGATCGCGGCATTTTATCGGCGTTGTTTCGTCTCACGTCATACATCGTATCACAAAGCGAAACCACGTCAAGCGATATTTTCTTCCATTCCGCAAAGTCGCGTCCGAATCTCAACCGTCGCAACGACTTGCGAAAACAAAAAATATCTTGACGGCTTCGCGGCGCGGCGATACGATGATGGCATGATGCTCCAGCTCGACCCGCCGCTGCCGCTCGACACGCCCCGCGGTCCCGGGCTCTGCCACTTGGTCATCGACCCCGGCGTCGAGCACCACTTGTTGTGGGTCTGTTTCCTCAACAGAGGTGGTTCGTGTTGGACATTTCCGAATCCGGAAATCCGGGCGCAGAAGAACGTCACGATGGGACGGCCGATGAATGGTTCAACGGATGATCCTCGCTCTGGCCCCTGGATGGCACGCCGCCACCCGCGCCCGTGGCGGGCTGAAGGCATGGTAATCTACGATGCAGCCGGAAATTATGTTGGAAGTGGCACATCCTTGCCGGAAACGCTTGTTTTCGTCGAGGAAGCCAACGGCGAGGTTACCCTCACCGAAACCGCCAGAACAGACACCGTGGCCGAGCAAAAGGCCAAGAGGAAAACGGCAGCCAAATAGCCAACCATATGTTGGACAATACTATGATGGACGAAGAATCCTATTCCACGCTGCCCGGCTTGATCGGCCTCGTCATCTTCATGCTCCTCTCGCTCTGGTTCGGACACCCTTGATCGTCTTACCCGATAGGCGAACCCATGAAGTACGACCCCGACGAAGTGCCACGCTGCCGCCACTGCCAGAAGATCGTAGAGGGCCAAGAGTCCATCCCCCGCCCAGACCCCTATCTCTACGAAATCCACGGCGATGAAACGCTAGTCGTCCTGTGCGACGACTGCCACAAGGAATGCCTGAAGGAAATCTGAGGTTGACTTGACCGGCGCCGGGAGCAATAATGTTTGCGATCGGCACCGCGCCGGAATTGGTATAAAGGGGGCCGGTGGGATTCATGTCCTATCGGCCCCCTTAGCTTTTCCGGTCTCTCCACCGCAAAGGCCGTGCTGCCAAGCTGACCCAATTCCATTCTTTGCGGAGATTTCCATGACGTCGCAAGACGATCGCATTCCAACGCGCGATAAACTCGACCTATATACCCAAAACCACCACTCCTACCTAGTCGTTCGCTTCAACACCTTCGCCCTCAAATCCAGATACCCACTCCGCTGCTGGAAAACATTCGCCGCTCTCCTCTGGTGCGCCCACGGAAAGCAGCAAGTCATCGTTGGACTCGAACGCCTAATGCACGTCAGCCGACAGTGCCGCCGCTCCGTCCAACGTGCCCTCTTCACCCTCGACCGAGACGGCTGGATCACACGCCAAAATCGCTACGTTCCAGGCGGCTATTGGTGGTCCAAACGAAGCTACACTATCACCCGTTAGGGGGCGTCTCTGCTGTCACCCCAATATTGTACAGGGGTGACAATGCGTGCGCCCCTCTACAAGTAGGGTTTTGCTGTTTTCGCACGACCTCAAAACAGCGACGTTGCGCGCTGTGTCCGAATAGTGTCCGATTACTGTCCGGCTAGTGCGCATTGCGGTCGTCGCTCAGCAACCAAAACAAGCACCCCCCAAGTGTGCCAAAATGGCTATCGGCATATAAGCATTACGCTGGCTCCGCGATCATCGCCTTCATCGCCTCCGTCCCATCTGACGCTCACACGTCGCTCCTACGCCACGCGCCGCTACCTACTCGACCAAAACGCCACCTAACAGCCAAAGCCCGCCAGAATCGCGTATAGAGCGTTTAATGCCATCTCGCTGGAAACACCAGCCGTATGCAAGCACATAGTAAAAGGTGTTGGAGTACCTAGTTCGGGGGGTGCGATGGGCTATGGGGGGGCCTACATACTGCTAATGGAAGGGGCAGTTTCGGCCATTTTTACCCGCGCACGCGCGTATGCGGGCGATTTCTACCACTAATGGAGAGCGGAGCACGGAGCATAGGGCTTTTTTCCACCCGTCTGGGGTATTCAGTGACCCGCCTACACTACTACTTTTCCGTTCTTCCAAGTGATAGTCATGTCGAAAAAACCGATCGGCAGTCGCTTGCTTAAGTGTCCAGTGGGAAAATTGCTGGAATTCTGGAAATATTTTCGGCTGCTATATAGAGGGCGGAAACAGTGCGAAAACCAGAAAAAAGTGAAGTCGCGTGGACAATTCGGCCGAGACTGCTAATATCTCTTGGAGCCGAGATTACCCCGCTCGGCAGCTAACCCCCAAAAGAAAGGCTTCCCGTGGTACTCTCTCTCGGCTGTCTGCTGTTTGTCGGCGCTTTGCTGGCCGTTTTCGTGCGGGTCACTGATCCGTGGTACTCTGCCCAGGACGAACTCTATTACCGTGGCGATTACGGGCGGGTTGCACCTGGCAGGCCGGCGGCGGCGTCGTGCTCCCAACGGGCGATTGCGACCCGCGAAAATAATTCCGAGACTCGCGTTATATCTCGGTAGCGATTACGCTTTGTAGATAACCCCCTAACGAATCCGCCGAATAATTAGAGCGGATCAAGAAAGGCCAATTATGATCGCAATCAAATCTTCTTCCGGCGCAATTTTGCGCGAGGTCGAAGCCGAATCCCTCCGCTTCGCGGACCTCAGCTTCGCGGACCTCCGCGGCGCGAACCTCAGCGGCGCGGACCTCAGCGGCGCGGACCTCAGCGACGCGGACCTCAGCGACGCGGACCTCAGCGGCGCGAACCTCAGCGGCGCGGACCTCAGCGGCGCGAACCTCCGCTTCGCGGACCTCAGCGGCGCGGACCTCAGCGACGCGGACCTCAGCGGCGCGAACCTCAGCGGCGCGAACCTCCGCTTCGCGGACCTCAG